CCATGCCGACCGAAATGGTCAGATCGTAACGATTACTCCACTCCCGCGGATTGATCGTCATCCACCTGCCCGCGATGTTGACCTGCGCGGGCCTATCCTGGTACTGCACCGCCGCCTTGAGTAGCAGCGTCCACAGCCGGCGAATGCCGGTCTCTGCCAACACGCGGGCGATCAGCTCCACACGCTGCATGGCCGCCGACTGCAGGCGCTCAACGCCTTCGCTGCCCACCTTAGACTTGGACAACTCCGAACCGGTCAAACCTTGATTGAACTCCGACACACCCGAACGCGCGGCGCTCACGTTGTCGAAATAGTCGATCAGCCCTAACGACTGTCCGGCGGTGAACGGGACCACCATAGGCTCGATGGCATCCATCTGTTTGACGCGAATCAGCCCGCCCGGCGTGGGATTGAGCAGGTCATCCAGGTTGACCTGATCGTTATCCAACACCTTCATTCGCTGATTATTGCTGATATAGATGTTATCCAGCGTTTGCCGCGTCAGCGCCGTCTTGATCTTCTGGATGTCCTCCAACAGGTCGTACAGGCCCAGACCCACCGCCCGGTATGGCATCAGCACCGGGCAGAAAAGCGCGAACACGTGATCGTCTGCGATATCGTTTTCGAAAATAACCGTGCCGGCTTTGACAACGCGGCGGTATTCGGCAATGCCGTCGCCGTCGTAGTCCACCCGCAGATAGACCTCCTGCAGCTCGACCTCGCGCTGGCTCTCGTCCTCGGCTTCGTCATGCGCCGGGCTCCAATCGTCCGGGTCGCGCGCAGCCTCCTCTCCGTAATGGTCGTTATCGTCCAGCGTCCCGGCCAGCCGATCCACTAGCTCCGCCGGATAGCCCATGCTGCGCAGATCGCTCAGCGTGCGCTTTACCCTGTGCTCGACAAATCGGGCCGACTCGATATCCGATGCCTCGCGGCTGAAGCGAAAATCCTCAGCCGGTACGCCCTCGCATCGTATTTCCATGCGCGTCGTGCGGCGGCGGAACTCGGCGTCATGCAACGCCGCGCCTGACATCGGGTCGCTGTAGCTGTGGATTGAAATCAGTTCAACTTCGGGATCGGCGCCGAACGCCTGCATATCCAGGTCGGATAGGCCGGCATAGCGCTCGACCCGCTCGTCATAGGCCTTGTCGCAAAACACCTTGACGACGCTCATGGACTGGATGAGGCAATTCTTTATGGCGTCGTGCAGGATGGTGAAGCCGCGATTCTTTCGGAAAAACAGCCAGCCGCAATATTGCGTCGCCTCGCGCGCTTGCTTTTCTTCGCCCTCGTGGTCTGGCTCGAAGCGCACGATATCGTCGCTGCCAGTAAACACCCGCATGAGCGCAGGCATAATCCATTCCACGGCGTCCATCAACTCCTTGGACACCACCTTGGAACGGTTTTCCAGGCTCGGAGGCGCAAGATCGCCCTTGGCCTCGCCGAAATAAAACTCCATCGCCGTGCGCCGCTTGGACGCGAGCGTGTCGTGACTACCGACGGCGTTGGCGCTCTCACCGTCGATCAGCGCACACAGCGTCCTGTCATCCATGTAGTTCATGCAACGCCCAACCTCGGATATTTGATCGGCTTGGCTTTCTGCGGCGCTTCATTGCGCGCTATCGCCATATAACGAAACGCGTCGGCCCCATGGCTCGCCCAATCGTGAACAGGTTCGTTGCGAAACTCGCCCAAGCGATTATTCATTCCGCGCCGATAGTTCATCAGCGCTTCCAGACCGGGCCCACACTTGACCTCGTCGAACCAGCAGCGAGAAAACATCAGCCGCGCTGCGTTGATGCCGTGCTCCAGCCCGAGCCTCGGCAACACCGTCGGCCAATATCCCGCGCCCTGCATCAGCTCAGACAGGCTTTTGCCCGTGCCCAGCTCGCGCGCCGTGGCGTCGTGCGGAACGTGGTGCTTGCCGTATTGGTATGGCCTGCTAGCCAGCCGACTCAGGTAATGCGTGATCGGCTGGCCGCTCGCCTCGTAGTAATCGATGACGTGTATTTCTCCAGGCGTGACCTGATAGAACCAGATCGCCGTCGCGTCACCGATACCTAAATCCCACGCCGTGTCGACCAGCCGCTCGGGCTGGTGCGGTACCGCGCAAATGCGTCCGCTCTCCTTGGCCTGCGCAAGCTCCTTTGCGTATATCGCACCGAGCGCAGGAACCTCGAACTCGCATTCGAACTCCTGGGCGTATTGTTCTGGTGTCATCTATTGAGCAGCATCCGCCAGCTCGGCCGCGTCCAGTATGCCCGTCTCCGACGCCTTCAGCGTCATAGCCAGCCAATCCGGCGACGTGCGCGCAGTCTGGTATATCTCCCAGAAATGATTCTTGCCTTTCGGCGTGCCGATGAACACGGCCCAGCCTCTGCGATCCGCTAATAGCGGACGAATGATCTCGCCCCACACATTCGGCCGCATATCGCCGTATTCGTCCAACACGACGCCGTCCAGATACAGCCCGCGCAGCGCGTCCGGGTTGTCCGCGCCATAAAGCCTCACGCGCGAACCGTTGGCCAGATCAACCGATAACTCGGACTCGCTGATCTTGGTCGCCACGCCCTCGCTCAGGCGCTTGAGATAATCCCACGAAACCGCTTTCGCCTGAGCGTGATATGGAGCGATATACGCATATCGACCGCTGTGCTTGGTCGTCGCCAGCGCACAGGTCAGCAGGTCAGCAATGACCGCCACCGTTTTGCCGACGCGGCGGTGTCCAACAATGCAGGTCCAGCGCTTGTCCCGTCCGTGGAACGGCTCGAAAGCCGCGCGCGGCGAAAACTCCATCAGCCCTCGACCTTGGGCTTCGGCAGCGGCCACTGGATCGTTGCGGCCAGCGTGCCGTCCACCTTCGTTTCCGTCGGAATCAGCCGCGAATACAAACGGTAGAACTCCGTCTGATTCTCCTGCGCCCAACGAGCCATGCCCTCACTTCCTCCCAATGTGTCGAACACCGCAATCACGTTGTCTTTGACTGTGCGGCTGATTTTGTTCGGACTGCCGGGCGGTCGTCCCGGCCCCGGCTTCATCTTTTTGTTGCCGGTAGCCATAGATATTTGTCGTTTTTAAATTGCGGGGGTGCTCGGATTTGAACCGAGATATACCGGGTTAGAGCCGGCTGCCTTAGCCGTTAGGCGACACCCCGTCAGTGACGCTGCGCAGCCTTGGCTAATTCGTCATCCGCTTGATTAACGGAAACAAGATAATTTTCGAGCATGTTCCGCGCGGGCTTGCTCCCGATATAACCATAGCGATAGCCAGTGGCCGTTTTCTGCAGCCAGACCATGCCGCACATATCGCAGTTTTCGACGGCCGGCAATATATGGTCCCGCACGGCGTCCAACCACGCACGGGCGGCCTGCGCTTCTTCTGGAGTCATTCGGCCACCAACGAGCAGGCTTTCGCTTCCTCGGCCTATATCAGCAGCGCGCGGGTTTCCTGGTAACTCAGGTTGCATCCCGGTATCTGCCGACAGATTTCGGCCGCTTCTATATCGATGCGCGTTTGTTCCACGGTCCGCTTGCAAGCGTCAGCGCGAAACCACAACAGCGCGCCCCCCAACACCAGTGCAAAACCAAGAGCGGCCCACAAGAGGTTTTTCAGCGCGCGCATGACATGCACCCTGTGATTTATCGGTCCGTGCCCTCGATCTCGGCGATGGCTGCCTTGTCGGCGTTACACGCCTCCAGCGCCTGCCGACGCTGATTGGCCACGAGCGGGCATTGGCTCAGCGGCCCCTCGGCCACCTCGTGCGGCTGTGTCAGCTCGGCAGGCACTGGGACGTATACGATCCGCTCGACAACCTGCACGCCGGGCACCGTCGCGCAGCCGCCAAGCATCACCGCCAGCGCAGCAACAGGCCAGCGCATCAGTAATCCCTCAGCGTCGGGCAGGCAGCATCCAAGCTATCGAGGGTTGCCTGGCAGTCGGTCGGTGCGCGCGCAAATCGCTGCGCAAACTGCGCGGCTCGGTGTTCGGCCTGGGTCCGCGCCTGTTGCGCGTTGCGCAACGCGCGCTGGCCCTCTTCGTTCACCCGCGCGCACTCGGCGACGTTTCTCGCGTTCTCGGCGACCGCCGCCCGTGTGGCGGCGTCCGCCTGCTCGATCCGTAGTTCCGCCTGCGCGTTTTCGGCCTTCAGGGCGTTGACGCGGTAGGATTGCACGGCTAGCGCGATACTCAGCGCCAGCACCAGCGCAATTCCTGCGGCGCGGACCGGGTTGGCGATCAGCCAAGCGGCCAGCATCAAATATCGTCCAGCGTGCCGGCATGGGCCGGATCAAGCCCGGCGCATTCGGCGTTGATCGCCGAAACTTGGGCAAGATACAGCGCCTCATCGAGCGTGACCTGACACATGGCCATGCCCTGCTCGCGCAACGCAGAACACACGCCAAGCGAGGCGATGATTTTCTGCTGGGCCGCTGCAGCTTCGGCGCAAACCTCGGGGGCCGGCGGGCCTTCCAGCGACGCGGCCAAGATCAACGATGCGAGGATCATTACGTTTCCTCCGGCGGCACCTGGCCGCCCATAGTTTCGATCACGCCCTCCAGCACTGCGACTCGCTGCCGCAGTGCCGAGGCGGTTTCCTGCGCGGCCAGGCGCAACGCAATCTCGCTATTCACCTGTGCCTCTAATACAGCCTGGCGACTCTCCAGATGCACGATGCGATCATTCAGGCGCTCGATCAGTCCCACCTCGGCCGCCGTGGATGCGCGCGATTTCCGCCAGTCCAGCGCAAAATCAAACGCTTTCATCACCAGCGCGCCGCCGACCAGGGCCGCTCCATAGCCACCAATGCCGCCCCACGCATCAGGATTATCGATCATCACGAGCCCGCCCTAAACAATGTCTCCTCGGCCGCACGCCGGCGGCTCAGGCCCGCCATGACACGCCCACCAGCTCGATTCCAGCGCCGAAACTGATCGGCCGCTGCAGCGTAGTTGCCTGCGTTCAGCAGCCGAATAAGCGTGGATCGCCGCGCCGCATCCAGGCCCACGTTGTACGCCCAGCTGACCAGCGCGCCGAGTTGGCGCTCCGACAGCGGCACCGAAACCATGCCTCGAATACCGCGCTCATATCGCGCCGCGTCGATCAGCAGCCGCGCGTCGGCCTGCTCTTGCGTCCACGTCACGCCTCGGGCAATGCCCGGCCCGGTCGCACCCCAGCCGATAGTCCACGGGTCTCCGCCCGTGCCCGGGTCTGGATATGCGCGCAGGCGACACCCCTCGAATTGCCGAATGATCGGCAGCGCATGAGACAGGCCAGACACAATTACCCCGCGCGAGCGCGTTTGCGCGCAGAACATTTGACGGCCAGCGTTTGCACTTCGCCGCCGGTCGCCGGGTCTATGCCGATCACCGCTTGGACCGCATCGGCTGCACTCAGGCCCATCGACATAGCCACCATCGCGCCCTGCGCGCCCGAGCCGATAGCCGCATATGATCTGATCCGCACGCCCGGCCAGCCGCCAGACGCAACGTAGGGCACGCCGGCGTCGGTAAACAATATGTCCGCGCCTTCGATGTCCGGCGCATCGCCGCGTCGGGACTGCAGCCACTGTATGCCCAGCGCAGCCCGGCACAACACTCCCGCGCCGGCGGCCACGTCACCGTTAGGCAATCGCCACAGCTTGACCACATCGAACGCTACGTCGTCACCGCTGGCGCGCGTGTCCGCTGCCATGATGCCGTCCTTATAGGCGATGGTGGTCATACTCCGCGTGACTCTTGGCGAAAAAAAACCGCGCCCGGGTTGTCAAGGTTGCGCCTCGCCATGCGCGAGACTCCCGACCTCGCCGCGACGGATCGCGGCCGGTGTCGGCGCGGTGGGGCTGGCGGTCTGTGCCGCTGTTCAACCCCGGGGCATTACGCCCCTATTTCCAGCGTAGCACGGGCGCTTTTGTCTGGTGGCGCTATGGATCGAATCGTTCAGCTTCGCGCGATGCTCTTAATGCCGCTGCGTTCTGACTGCCCACTCCAGCGCCGATTCGAACTGCGCCATCTGCAGCAGCACCGCGCCTGCGATAAATGACCGCACCCGCCGCAATGGCTGGCGGTCCACGCCGAACATCTCCGCGCGCGAGCGCAGACTGGGCGGCTGGCCGGCCTGTAGAGCTATTTTCAATCCGTCCCTGGCCATCGCATGACCCCACTCCGGCGCATAGCCCTGCACCATCGCGCGACGGCGGCGGCGCAGCGGCTTTAGCCCGGAGAACGCATCCGCCAGCGAGGACGCCCACACAATCAGCTCGCCCTCGTGGCAGTCTGCGCCGGATACCCACGTGATCCACGCCTCGAATCCGATATGCCGCTCAGGCTCTGGCAGGGCCGATTCCGCCAACGCCAGCGACCAGATAGCGGAGTCAGACAGCGGCACGCGGCAATAGCCAGCATACAGTTGGCGCAGGTCTCGGCCTCTGATGTCGTAGCATCCGGTCTCTGTCACTCACCCCTCCGTGGGCCGGCTTCGCGACCAAGCGCCAACATCCCTAACACGCCAACAAACAGGCCAGCAAAAAACCCGAGGATCGCGGCGAGCAGTGTCATCGCCAGCCATTGAGTGACGCGCTCACACACACTCCACCAGCTCGGCCCCGCCCGGATAGCACCGCACCGCACTGGACCAGCCGCCACAACTGCGGCACTGGAACCGGCGATAGCGACGCGTCCGACTCACCCGCCAGCCGCGCGCTTGCAGGTGACTACTGCCGCAGTGTGGGCAGACGTGGCCACCCTCGATTGACAGATTCGGGCGGCCAGTGGACCACGGGCCGAGGCGGTCATATATGCGCTCCAGCAACAGCACGTCCCCCCGATTGTATTCGAGCATTTCGCGGAACGCCGACGGTTTGCGCGCCATGCAATCGAGCCAGAGCTGATGCCCGCGATGCTTCACTTTGCTGCCGAGCTTAAGCTGTTTCGCGACGTAATCTAGTTTG